AGCATATGGGGATAATTTATCAATAATTCCTTGTGTTGTATTGGCCACTGAACCTTTCCACCCATCATAAGATGTTTGTGCCCAGTCAGCATCTGATGCTGCTGTAAAATCAGCTTTACCAGCATCTAATATTTTGCCAACTTTATTTTGTTGTTCAATTGTCAAATGTGGTTGTCCATCTGCACCTAAATATGAACCGTCAGGTAATTTAGAACCAGATGCTCCACGTCCACGCATACCAGCAACAGCAATAGCTTGAGCCATTTTGGCGTTTTGTAATTCTTTTTGTTGTTGGAATTGCATATTCATAAGCTCTTTCTTTTGAGCGAATGTACGTGCTTGGTCATCAAGAGATTGTTGACGTTTCATATTCAATAAAGCCATTTGGTTATTACTCATATATCTATCAGCCATAGGGTCCAAACGAACACCTAATGCTTGTCCAAGACTAGCTAACATTTTACTATTAGAGCTATTATGACTATCAGCAATCATTTGTGCTAACTGACCAGCGTTAGTTAATTTTTGTTGATTGTTAGCTGTATTTGCGGAAGACACCGCTTGGTTTACTAAGGCTTTCATTTGGTCTGCATTATTTTTACTTAATGCTGTACCCATTTCGCCAAAGTAAGATGCATTACGTAAGCCAGCAATACGCCCTGCTTGTGTAGCACGTGCGGCTTCTACTTCTGGGCTTGCTACTTGGTAATTCATTAATTGGTTTATTTTTGTCCAGTCTAACTTTTCATTTGGGTCATCAAACGCAAAATTTTGTGCTTGAGGATTATTATTCTGATACCGTGTCATAGACGTTGGAGAACCAGCTTGAGAAAAAGCATCACGAGCTGCTTTTTGTCTAGGATATAAATCAGTATCAGCACTTTTTTCAAAGTTATTATGAAACCACACAGCTGCTTGTTCAGGAGTATCAAAACTATTCATTGCGTTAATACCCTCTGGGCCAAGCTCTTTTAACATATACTGGAATTGTGCTTCAGGACTACCAGAAGAAATGCCTAAAGACTTAGCAAAATCTGCTAAGCCTTGTTGTCTATCAGCACTTGTATATTGGAAGATGCCATAACCATGTGTACCATTAACTGGAATTTCATTTGCATGACCGCCACCTTCAATAATGGTTGGGTCTAAATTAGACTCAATAGTGCCATTTCCAAGGATACCAGCCGCTGCCGCAGGAGTTAAACCATAACTCTGCAATAATCCCATATAGTCAGCCATAGTACCTCCTATTTAATATTTTGTGTTAAACCACCATATGCTTGCCAGTAGTTAGGAAAATCTTGGTAATTTTGGTCATGGACACGTAAGCCTTGGTTAGCTTGTCCATAACCCTTAATGTAGTCAATCGCACCAGCATTGTTAGTTAATGCACCACCGATTGTGTCAGCATTTAATCCAAATGCATTGCGATAACCACGACCAGCTAAATCAGCTTGAATATTCATAGCTTGGTTTTGTAAGTTTTTATTAGTAGCATATTCAGGGTTTTGATATAAACCTTGAAGATTGGCGAGTCCAGATGTGAAACCTTGTTGACGAGCTAATTCTTCTTTTTGTGCTTGATTATTAGCTTCACGAAGAGCACCACGGTCCAATCTATTG